CATTACCATCAGGTCGCAGATATGTACGGGAGTGAAGAACTGCCCTTGCGCCTGTTGTCCCTTTCCAGCTCTGCAATGATTTGGACTCCGCCACCAGCGGTACTGCCTTCGCTCTTTACCTGGCCATTCCAGTGCATACGGAGATTTCCTGTACGTCTTGCCGGTGGTTCTCCTGGTGCCGAAGCTGTGTAGGTCGCTTTGCTGTGCGGCTTGCGATATGTTCGCCCGCTTCTCTGACCTTTTAGCACTTCCAGTTCTGCGTTTCTCATAGCATTCACTGCCCTAACGCCCCTGGCTACGACTTGCCGGTTGATTTTGGCTACCTGTCCTTTGACTGTTGCCCTTATGGCACTTCCTGCGCTCCCTGCTTTTCCATCGTTCCACAGTTTCACTTGACATCCTTCCTTTCCTCGGCGTAGTAGATTGTGGATATACCCAAGCTACCCACCTCGTCCAGGTCGATGATGTAAAACGTGCGATTTCCGAGTATGAGTTTATCGGACTTCTTTGCTTCCGGACTTCCCGCCTGCACAATCGTATGGGTGCAAACACGGTCTCTCGTTGAATGAGATTCCTTCTGTTCCTTCGTGGACTCGGCAAGACATCCTCTGATGATCTTTGAGCCGTCTCCTTTCGGGTCGTTTACTACCCTTCCGCTCGCTGTTACAACCTGCGTATTTGACTCGACAACAAAATCCTTGAATAAGTTTCCCGGCCTTAAATACATAAATCTCGCATTTATCATCCGTTCCACACCCTCTCGTTTTCGTGCATTCCGGTATGGAAGTAAGGCGGACCATCTACCCCATTTCCGAACCGTGGCACTGACACTGATTCTGCCTGGACCTCTTTTTTCAGCTTGTCGTAATCTTCTTTCCAAAGTTTCGCCCTGCCATTCATATCCAGGCTGAGAGGACCGGTCTTTGTGTTGACCTCATCCGCAAAACGACGGCACAAACTTTCAAGAAGCATCAGCTTCGCACGCTTCCACTTATTCGGGTATGCGTCGATTGCTGCTTGTATCTCCTCGTCGGTCAATGCCGTCGTATCTGCCAGGCCCTCTACCATCGTGTCTCCAAGTTCAAACCTCATACGGTCTTTGCCAAACTCCGTGATGTTTCCCGGCTCATATGTGTATGCACCTTTTGACATTAGGTATCAGCTCCCTCCGTAATGCTGTCTGTAGTTGCGTTACCGCCTACGGATTCGTTTGAATTGCCGTCAGCGGAGAATAAAGTGTCGTGCTGTTTCTGAGCCGCTTTCTTGACTGTAGCGCGTGTGTCTAAGGCGTGAAGCAAAATCAGAACGCTGTCGGACTGTACGTTGGCTACTGCCTTTGCACCATCGTCCGCATTCATCTGCAGTACATCGACCACAGACTGAATATCCTCTGCACTGCAGGAAACCGCCGTCACATTGTCACCCTCGCCCTTGACTGTCACGGTAAAACCGGCATTGTCGGAGTCGAACGGTTTAAGCTCTGCGACTGCGGACTGGATCATCTCGTCCACCTGCTCCTGCGTAAATCCTTTGCTTGCATTGGCGACTGCATCGGCCATCATCTTGTCTACCTGCTCCTGCGAATAAAGGGCACCGGACTGTTCCGGTACCCCTGCTTCGTCATTTGCGATTGAGATTACGCCGAGTTTTTCTTCCCTCTCGACATTTAACACAATGTCTGCCGGGATTTCATCCCCTGCGAAGAATTTTCTGCCGCCATAACTGCAGCGTTTCTTTGCAATCAATTTCATGGCGAACCTCCTTATACAGCGTCGCAACCGAAGAATGCGAGATCATCTGCGGTTTTCTTCATGTCGTATGCCATAAGACCCTCAACGAGCTCTGAATGTGTTCCCGGTGCGCCAGGATAATTCAGAATCGGAAGCAAAATTCCATTCTCCAGCATATCCCATGTGAAGATGTAACCTGCAGAAGGCTCCTCGACGGAAGGTGTGTCTGTCGCATATGCTAACAGGAATGAGTTCGGATCCCCGATATATCCCATATCTGCATTCTGTCCTAATCCAGCTTTGTTCTGAACAGTTCTGTCGAGGACAATTCTGTCAATTTCAAAGAGCTGTGCCAGTACGTTAAGATTTACTTTTGCCGGGTTAGGAGTAGAACCGCCGTATTTTACCCTCTCGAGGATTGCCGGGTGCTCTTTTAACGCATTGTAGACGTTTACACCCAATCCAAGTCTGTTAGGGGTGCGGCCGGGTTCCTCATTCATCTCCGTCCTTTTGTTCTGGAAGAAAGCGATCGGGTCACTGTTTCCGTTGCTGAACTTGATAAACTGTCCGGATGTAACAGACACGGAATCGGTGCCTGTTGCCTCGTTTTTCCATACTCCTTTGCGCATGAAAGATTTTGAAAACTCTGCATCCTGGTGGATGTTTGCCTGTGTTGCAATCACCTTAGTTCTCTGCTGGCGTGGGTCTTTGGTGTGAGGTCCCTGTCTGCGGTTAAGGTCTGTCTGACGGATATTATCAATACCCATCATCATCTGATCTATGTGGCAGGCATAGTTCTCTGTATGCTCTGAGATTACTGCCGGGTCAACTGAACCGTATGCCGGTTTTCTATTCCAGTTATCACGTAACAAATCCTCTTTGTCAAATACATAGTAATTGTCAGAGGACAGCTGCACCGGGCAAACAGGAAACATATTCTTTGCAAAAGATGTTGTTTCCTGCTGATAGTAAGCCAGCGCCATTGTTGAAAGCGCTGTGTGCGGTCTAAATGCACCCTTTGCGATTTCTGCCTGGATGCTTTTCGTTGTTCTTTTCATTTACCATTTCCTCCTTCTTTATTTTGCGGCATTCTTCTGATACTTGGAAATCTGAACTCTAACATAGTCATTCTCAGCTGCATTGCTGAGCGCCACGCCGATCACATAATCTCCGTCAGCTGCCTTTGTTGCTTTTCCTGCTGTTGCAGTTACCTCTTCGCCCTTCTTGATGGCTCCGCCAGCAAGAATGTAGCCGATGTCCTTAATCTGAACATCTACCTGGTCGCCCTTTGCAACCTTTCCGGACTCTGCTCCGGAGATGTCGTTATAGCCTGCCTCAATAATTGCAATGCCTACGATAGGTGCTGTGCCGTCGGTTGCTACGACTACATCTCCATTCTCGTCATATTTGAGAATGAGGTTTCTCACATCGTCGATAGCAGCACCGGCCTGCTCTGCGATTGTCACAGACTGGTTAATCTGTGAGCCGTTGAAGTTTCTCTTTGCCATGGTCTTTTCCTCCTTCCTTAAAATCCTTCCTCAGCGTCGTATGCGTCCATAAGGTCCGGGTTATCTTCCCAAGCCTTAGCCAGCGCATCCGTATAGCTCATGGAAGGTTCTTTCTGCATATAGCTCTTGGCGATACCTTCGATCTTGCCCTCTGCATCACTTACGTGCACAGAGCCGTGGCCGGACTTGCCTACCTCTGAAAAAACGCCGGACTTGTTGACCGCTTCCACGGTGGCATCAAGAACGGCGATCATATCGTTGTATGCAGTTCCACCGGTAGCTCTGAGAGATTTGAGCATAGGTACAAGCTCCTCTTTCTTCTTGCCGATGATTTCATACTTGCCTGCTGCGGCTTCAAGTTCTCTGTTCTCGGCATCCTCACGGAACTTTCTGAGTGCTTCGATTTCTGCCTTAACAGCAGGATTGAGTCCCTTGTAGATGTCCTCGCCATCTGCAGGTGTTTCCTGGTTCTGCTCAGGCTTCTCAACAGACTTTGTTACCGCAGGTTTTCCCTCCGGAGTCTGCTCTGTCTGAGCCGGGTCGTCTTCCACGCCGTATCTCTTCTCAATATCTTCGAGAATGAGAAGCTCAGCCTGGGTCATTTTGCTCTTGTCGATCTTCATATCTTCGTTGTCTCCTTTCGACTGTTTCTTTTTGCCCTGGTCCTTTTTGTCCTCTGTGTCTACCTCCGGATCGTCTCCTTCACCGGCAGGGGTTTCCGCGGCGGGGTGTCTCTTCTCTCTGTTTTGTCTTTTCCCCTGTTGGCCGCCCTTTCCGACGCCCGGGCACACAACAGG